TCCTGCATATCCCTGGAAGAAGCACCACCGGCAAAACAGCAGATTGTCTGTAGTCGCAGTTTTGGTGAACGAATCACAGACAAAGATGCCATGCACCAGGCTGTTGTTCAGTATGCTGAGCGGGCCGCAGAGAAACTACGTGGGGAGCGTCAGTATTGCCGGCAGGTGACGACATTTGTACGGACATCCCCCTTTGCAGTAAAAGAACCCTGTTACAGCAATGCCGCTGTGGAAAAGCTTTCATTGCCCACACAGGACAGCCGGGACATTATTGCCGCCGCATGCAGAGCCTTAAACCATGTCTGGCGTGAAGGGTACCGCTATATGAAGGCAGGAGTCATGCTGGCTGATTTCACACCATCGGGTATAGCGCAGCCGGGATTATTTGATGAAATCCAGCCCCGTAAAAACAGTGAAAAGTTAATGAAAACACTCGATGAACTGAACCAGTCGGGAAAAGGGAAAGTGTGGTTTGCGGGGCGAGGAACCGCCCCTGAATGGCAAATGAAACAGGAAATGCTATCGCCTTCGTATACAACACAATAGACTGAGATCCCCATTGCTTCATTCTGATATATCAGAATAATTTTTTCATTTTAAGACGCACATCATTCATTGCCTCCTGCACCGAATCAGTAGCAGAAGGAGGCATTTTTTCAGCAAATTGCGAAGCACCGAGTTCAGTCAACACAGCTCTGATATCGGCCTGAGAAGGCTTCCATCCAGTCGTCTGACTGAGTAAGGTTACAACCTGATCTGCTGAAAACTCCTCGCTCAAAATGGCAGTCAGCAATACAGGCAGGCGAGGATCAAGTTGGTGTAACGCCATTCCAGAAATAAATGCATTCCGGAACAGCTCACCACGCTCAGAACGCGGAACGGACTCTATCGCTTCCAAAGTTTGAAAGTCTGCAGCTTTTTCCGGATGCAGATAAAGTGTGTATTTTTTCCTTTTCCGTTCATCGTCCACAATATTACTCCTCTTTGAAAGCCGCGATAGCTTCAACCAGTGCTGTCTGTGGCGACTCCATCATCACTACTTTTTGCCCAAGATGGTGCCATGCCGTTTTTATCGAATCATAGATCAACGGGGCCCCACCACCGACAACATAAACACGATTCACATGATGGAAATCACCGAGCTCATTGACTACTTGCTCCCCCAAACTGGCAATAGCCCCCTCAATGGTATTAAGGACCAGATCAGTTTTTGTTTCGTCATTTATAACCTGCCGAACAAAGTCCGGGTCATTACGACGTTTAATCAATTCATCTGCAACGAGGAAACTGGTATCACTGGATGCCATGCGCAATGCACTCATTGCAGCTTTCGTAACTGAAGATACACCAATGCCAGAATTACCATGAATGGCACTTACAGAGTCAAATTGACCAACGATAACACCAACATCAAGCGTAGTGCCGCCAATATCAACTACCAGCGATTTTTCGAACTGACCAACTTTATCCACGACCAGACGAGAAAACACAGCTGGCAATGATTCAGGCATCACATCAACGTGTTCAATGGTGAAAACATCGCCTTTATTAAGACGAATCGGCCCCATTAAATTCTCAATTTTACGCTGAATGTTGAGTTCATTTTTTTGACACTCTTTCGTATAGAACTCACTGATAGGCAAAGTCACAGTCAATGATACAGGCTGAGGCGCTAATCCACTATTCAGTAAAGCGTGATGCACAGCTAACAGGTTAACATCCGTATATTGATACTCAATATGAGTCGTAAGAATAGATTGGTTGCTAACTTCATCATACGTGTATTTTTTACCATCCAGTTCATAGTTAAATGTCTGGCGAATTCCTAACCCGTCAACCTTCCATCCATGACGAAATGAGTTTTGCGACAACGACTTACAGATTTCCCCATTATCATTCCATGCCAACTTGATTGTTGTTGAACCATCATCGCAGTATACGTTCATCTATAGCCCCTTAAATACTCAATCTGAGTAAATCATTGTTTCTGGTTGCAATGTAATACTCAATTTGAGCACTATCATAGTTATGAAATCACAAAACACAAGTATTATTTATTACATCACATGACACACTTCATATTTCATACTTCATAAATATGAACACATATTGACACCTCAGGTTACCGTGTCAAAATATCATCATACTTCACACATCATATTTATGAGGTTGCAATGATTACTGTAGTTGGTGGGAACAAAGGTGGTTCAGGGAAAACTACCATTGCATCAAACCTGGCTATTGCTCTAGCAAATAAAGGAAGGGAAGTCTGCCTGTTAAACGGAGATCTACAACGAACAGCCGCAAAACATCATGCGGAACGAGAAGCTGCAGGACTGTTACCAGCAATAACCCTTGTTGAGAAATTTGATATGCTGATATCAAAGCTGCTGTCATTGTTGATGTCTGCATAAAACGTGAAGCCCTTTTTCTGGCCTTCGTCGGTGGTCATGATGTCGGGCTGATTTTCCCGCAGCCACGCCAGCACCGGCACGATGAGCAGGTCAAAATCACCGGTAAAGTCGGTCACAATGACATTGAGCGTGTAACGCTTTTCAAATGACAGCGACGCCGCCAGTGTGGAGGCAATACTCCCGTTATCCACGAATATCCGCAGCATCTCGGGACTGGTTTTCAGCACCGTGACGGCATCAGTCAGCGCCCTGCGCAGGCTGTCGGGTTTGAGCATCGTTTTCGTCCTGACAGTGTTTAATCATTTTTACCTGGCTGGCACAGCGCGCCAGCGCGTTCTCAAGCTGCCGGATATCGGCACTTAAATCGCCGTTCGTCTCCGGGGCGCTGCCCGGCATCGGGCAAAGACTCACTTTCGGGCAGGCGTTGGGGACAATCACTGGCGTCGGTGCAGGCGGGGCGCTGGTGCAACCGGCGCACAGCATCAGGCAGGTCAGCGCCGTACCAGCGGCGAAAATCTTCGTTTTCATTCAGTAACCTCGTGATGGTTTTCTCGCGCTGTGCTTCACGCTTCGCCGCGTTCTCCAGTTCCTGACGCAGTGCCACCTGCGCCAGCTCGTTTTTGTCTGCTCTGGTGAGGGCAACATGAAGCTGATTTTTCAGCATGGTGATGGTCGTCTGCTGCCCGCTGGCGACGTTGTTCGCCCTGTCCAGCGAGGTGCGCAGGCTGGCGTTTTCATGCTTCGCCAGAAACAGACCGGCCACCGCCAGCGATAACAACACGACCAGCACAATCATCAGCTTTGACATGGTTCCCGCCCCTCAAAACGCTGACGACAGGCCGTACGTATCAGCCGGAAGAACACCGACGCCACGAGGTAAATCAGCGCAGTAAAAATCCACCCGGCAGCGACCAGCGAGATAAACGTCGCCACCATCACCACCAGAGCCGCCGCCCGTCTGCGCCACGGCACCGGCTGCAAAAACAGCGACGTGACAATCTTCACGGCCAGCGATTCCGGCGGCAGCTCCCGCCCGTAGCGTTCAAGTACATACTCGGTGGCATACACGCCGACACCACCGGCAACCACACAGATAACCGTCGCCAGAATCGCCCAGGCGGCGACAAAACTGACGGCCACGCTCTGCGGGTAAATCAGGGACAGTGCCAGCATCATCACCAGCGACACGTTCAGCATCAGTGAAAGGGATAATTTCTTCATGGTGTTTACTCCGTTTAAGCCGGTACGCCGCCAGCGGTACGCCAGACGGTGACCAGTTTTTCCAGTGAATGCTCACGCTGACCGTAACCGGCACCCGGCAGGGACGCCCAGATATTGCGACAGCGTGAAATGGCGCGCTCAATGCGTCCCGCCCGGATGTCATCCAGTGCACCGCGTTCGCGGATCAACTGAATGGCGAGTCTGTCCTGTGACAACGGACTGAAATCCGGCAGGGCAAGCTGTTTGCGGTAGTGCGGCCAGAACAGGTAAAGCTGCTGATAGCGACCGGAGGCCGTGGACTTTTCACCGCGACGGTTAAACACCTTCGCCGGTCGGCCATGCGCGAACGGGTGGTCACTGTAGTCGGTGAAAATTTCCGGCTTCCCGTCCAGTCCGGTGACTATCACGTCATAGCCCCGGTTTTTCGTCAGCGGATGATTTGCCGTCCCTTCGGACACCGCCAGCATGTCGAGAAAGGCGGCGATATTCTGATGCGTGTTAATTACCGGCATTACGGTTTCCCCCTGCCCTTAAAGCGGCGCTGAATGGCAATCTCAATCACCTGATAACCGGCGATACCCAGCATGGAGCCGATGCCGCACACCGCAGGCAGTGACAGGTCAGGAAACTGCACCAGAACAACACCGGCAACCATCGAGACAAAACCACCGAGCAACATGCGCCCGATAAACAGACGCGGGGTGATGGGTTCACCACCGGCAAGCACCTTGCCGACAACAATCAGCACCCCAATCATAAAAAGCGACAGGACGCTTTTTTCTTCTGCTGTCATGCGTTACTCCCACAGATTGACAGTTTCAGCCACGGGCGCGGTCTGAACGTCGGGCAGTTCGACGGCGGTGCCGTGCGGCAGCACTGCACCCAGTTCAGCCAGTCCCGGATTTGCGGCGAGCACGGCTTCGACCACGCCCTCAGTGCGCCCGTAATACCGGACACAAATGGCGTCGAGCGTGTCGCCCTGTAGCGCAAAGGTCTTCATCAGATTTGACTCACGATGCAGCGCGGTTTGTCCTGGATACGCGCCACCGCCCAGCGCATATCCCGCCACAGCTCATCAATGGTGCTGTCAATGCTGTCAGCCTTCTTGTCACCTTTCGCACTGGCATCCACGCCGCGATAACGCTCATAAAGCGACGCGGTCGCCATCGCACACACGGCGCGCTCGTAGTAAAAAACTTTGATGCTTTCACCGTCGATATCGTCCGCCGGGACGTCCGCCAGACACGTAAAACCGGCGGCAATTTTCTGTTCGCGGTACTCGTACAGCTCCGCATTTGTCTGGCGCAGCGCCGCATTGCGCTGCTTGAGCAATCGCTTGAGATTGCTCCAGGCGGTGAAAAATCCGGGTTCGTTGTGAAAGCATCCCCAGTCGAGGAATGCTCTTCTGTATTTGGGGCCGCCGTTGAGTAAAGTAAACCCTTCTGGCGTTATCAGCTGCATTGGCATCAGGTGCGCCAGTTCCGCGACTTTATGCCCGTCAGTACCGTCGATGCGGACTTTGCTGTCGCCCTGTTTGTCCTTGGTTAAGCCAATCGCCGTCTCGCGCTCTTCGCCCTGTAATCGCCCATGGAGAACAAATGCCTCCTGCTCATGGCGAATGACGCGACCAATCTGCAAACTGCGAAACGCCCGACCATGGCCGAGCGTATAGATGGCTTCCAGCACGCTGGTTTTGCCACTGCCGTTGGCACCTACCAGAAAGTTAAAGCCGGGAGATAAAGCGAGATCCGCGGTTTCAATGTTGCGGAAATCGCGGATCAACAAGCGGGTGAGGGACATTACAGTCTCATTGGCATGACAACATAGGCAGCCGACTGTGATGCGGCATCTTCAATCTGCACGCTGGAAACCGAATCGGTCAGCATCATGCGGACGTTTTCGCATTTCAGCGCGTTCAGAACATCCAGCACATAGCTGACGTTGAAGCCGATTTCCATCTCCGCACCGCTATAGGTAACGTCGAGGATCTCTTCCGCTTCTTCCTGTTCCGGGTTGTTGGCGGTGATTTTCAGCTGGTTTTCGCTGACATAAAGACGTACGCCGCGGAATTTCTCGTTAGAGAGAATCGCCGCGCGAGCAAACGCCTGCTTGAGCAGATCGCAGCCAGCTTCCAGATGTTTGTCCGGGTTCTTCGGCAGAACGCGGCGATAATCCGGGAAGCGACCATCCACCAGTTTGGAGGTGAAGATAAAGTCGCCAACGTGGGCGCGAATGTTGTTGCTGCCAATCTGTACGCGCAGCGGATTGTCGCCGCCGTCGAGCATACGCATCAGTTCAATCACGCCTTTACGCGGTACGATCACCGAATGGCTTGGCAAAGATTGACCAATTGGCATTGAACAGACCGCCAGACGGTGGCCGTCGGTTGCCACGGTGCGCAGTTCTTCACCTTCGGTTTCAAACAGCATACCATTTAAGTAATAGCGAACGTCCTGATGCGCCATAGAAAACTGGGTCGCTTCAATCAGACGCTTCATCGTTGCCTGCGGCAGGGTAAATTCGACTTCACTCTGCCAGTCATCGAGGTTCGGGAAATCCGCCGCTGGCAGGGTAGACAGCGAAAAACGGCTACGCCCGGAGCGTACCAGCATCCGTTCACCTTCCAGCTGCACGGCAATTTCCGCGCCTTCAGGCAGACCACGGCAGATATCAAAGAATTTGCGCGCCGGAACGGTCGTCGCTCCTGGCTCGTGTGGCTGAACCAGCGCAACACGTGCCACCATTTCCATCTCGAGATCAGTACCGGTCAGCGACAACGTACCGTCAGCAACCTGTAACAGCAGATTACCGAGAATCGGTAGCGTAGGACGACCACCTAACGGACCGCTCACCTGTTGTAGCGGTTTTAATAAATGCTCACGTTCTACGGTAAATTTCAT